CTGCAGAGTTTAGAATGAAGGAAACGTCTACAACTTCTGGATCCTTAAACTCATCCAGAGCATTGATGTAATCTGAATCCGATGGACCCTGACCGTCTCTACCGTAAACGAGAGAAACATTATTGACTGTAGCAGCAGCACCAAATGTATTACCTAGTTCAGCACGCGATCCCCAGTTGGTTGTAGTGCCGACATGAGCAGCCCACCAAACCCACTGTGATTGATTGTTGATAACATCGACATAGTAGTTATTGCTGCCGTCATCTGTTTTCGCATCGCTCGCTTTTGAAACTTTACTGAACCTTTCGATTACAGAGTTCGCAGTTCCATAGATACCACCGTCTTCGTCAGCAACGACAATATGCATCTCATCTGTGCTAGAGCCAAACTTGCTAGCAAAGTCCGAGGTTCCAGGAGCAGTATCAAACTGATCAAAGA